TGATTTGATTTCACCTGACGTATCGGTTTCAGCAGGCTATGGCAGTAATGGCGGAATAGTTCCTGATGTTGATCAAGCACTAGACATTGGTAAGAGTACAAAAAGATTTGACAATGTTCATGCTAATACATTTCATGGTGCATTGGTAGGTAATGCTGATTCATCAACTTTGGCAACAACCGCTACCAACATCGCTGGCGGAGCCGCAGGCTCCGTTGCTTACCAGACTGCGTCTGGCGCAACTGCGTTGCTTCCTATCGGAGCAGCAGGCCAAGTTCTTAAATCTACAGGCTCAACAGTACAATGGGGCGCACCAAGTTTAGCAGAAATTATACCTGGTGATTACATTGTAGGTAATAACTATGACGGACTAGCATCACGTAATTGGTCAGTAGATGCTGACACAGCAAATACCGCAAGTAAAGTAGTAGCAAGAGATAGCAGTGGAAATTTTGCGGCAGGCACAATTACTGCATCATTATCAGGAAATGCAACAACAGCAACAACAGCAGATACACTAAGCGGTAGCAGAACAATTAACGGTGTTGTATTTGATAACAGTGGCAACATTACAGTAACAGCAACAGATCCAAATGCAGTTGCTAAAGCAGGCGGAACAATGACAGGTAGGTTAACGCTTTCAGCAGATCCTACAAGTTCAATGCATGCTGCTACAAAACAGTATGTTGATGCTAGTTCTGGATATACAATTGTTTCAGGATCATCGTCAGCAGTAGGTTACACTAACCAAGTAGGTAGTTTTAATAATGGATCTAACTACTTTGATGTGTATCCACCGTCAGGAAAATCTATGTCTAACTTAATAGCATTTATTCCATCAATAAGAACTATTCATTATGCAGGTGGTGTAGATGGTAATGATAGTTTAAGATGTACATACACATATTTGAGTAATAGAATAAGAGTATACGTACAAAACACAGAACAAAGAAGCAAACCTGCGGCTAATTACTTAGGAGTATGGAGTTAATATGAAATATATCTGTATAGAAGCCGGCGAAGTAACATCATTAATGAGTTACGAACCTGAGGTACCATCAGGTGTTACTGTTGTTGAAATAACTGATGAAAAGGCTGATCAACTAGAAGCAGGAACACACATTTTTGATGTTCCAACGCAGAGTGTTACACTTAAAACTGAACAGGTTATTAGACGTGAAAATACAATTGAAGAAAATGGTCAAGAGAGAGAATTTTTAAATTCAACAGACTGGAAGGTATTGCGCCATATTAGGCAAAAACACCTTGGTATTGCTACTACTTTAACTGAAGAACAGTATACAGAATTAGAAAATCAACGAGAAGCAGCAGCACAGAGAGTTGTTGATATTGAATAAATATAGTTACAAACTAGGAAAAATACATGGCATATCAAGTAGATAAATTTAACGGGACTTTTTTAACATCCGTAGCGGATGGTACTATTGATACAACCACAGATCTAAGATTTGTTGGTAAAAACTATGCTGGATATGGTGAAGTACAAAACGAAAATTTCTTACATATACTTGAAAACTTTGCCAATACTACTGCTCCTCCTAAAGCACTTGAAGGGCAGATTTGGTATGATAGCGGAAACAAAAAACTAAAATTTTATGATGGCGTAAAATTTAAGTCAGCATCAGGTGCTGAAATAAGTGCAACTGCTCCAGGCGGTCTAGGCATAGGTGACTTTTGGTGGGATACATCAGCAAAACAGATGTATGCTTATGATGGCGGTACATTTGTTTTAATTGGTCCTGAAGCAAGTCCAGACTTAGGTACAAGTGGTGTTGTAGCACAAGTTGTTAAAGACAGCGGTAATGCGAACCATTCTATACTTAAAGTTTTAGCAGGTGGTAAGACAGTCGCTATTGCATCACAAACAGCATTTACACTTAATAGTTCAGTTAATCCTATTGATGATTTTACTAATATTAAGAAAGGACTTACACTTGCAAATACAGATTCAAATGGAATAAGTGCAGATGATTACATTTATTGGGGAACATCTTCAAACGCATTAAGACTTGGCGGATTGCAAGCAAGCGATTATATTACAAAAGGCACAGTTGAATTCACAAGCACAGTATTTTATGATGATCCGGGATTAAAGATTGGTGATCAAAGAGATTTACATATATTCATTAATAGTGCTGATGAGCCTAGAATAAACAGTTTACTTGGAAACCCAATTGACTTAGTTGTTACAGATGGTGGTATAGATTACAAAACAGCACAGGTAACACTTTCAAGTTTACGTCCAGGAACAAGCGGAAATTTTGATTTAGGTGAATCTACATATAAGTGGAGAAACATTTTTGCACAGGCAATTAGTGCAAATCTAACAGGTGATGTAACAGGTGATGTAACAGGTTCAGTTACAGGAAATGTAATTGCAAACGATACACAGGTGATGATTAATGCATCAACAAAAGAAATTGGTTATACAGGAGCAACACTTGTAGGAACATTATTAGGAAATGTAAGCGGTAACGTTACAGGCACTGCTTCAAATGCAAATAATCTAAACAACATCGGACCTTCAATTGGAGTACCTAGTCCGTTAACAACTAGTATTCCTGTAAGAGATTCAAATGGAGATATCACTGCAAATCAATTTATAGGTATAGCAGACAATGCAGATAAACTTGCAGTTGACGGTACATATAGAGTAGCAGATACAGATCCAGTTGCAGACACAGTTGCAGCAAGAGATAGTTCAGGTAACCTAGAAGCAGTATTATTTGAAGGAACTGCAACTTCAGCAAGGTACGCAGACTTAGCAGAGAAATATTTAACTGATAAAAATTATGAAGATGGTACAGTTGTTAGCGTAGGCGGCGTACAAGAAGTAACAGCATGTAAAGAAGGTGACAGAGCATTAGGAGTTATATCTCCAAGTCCAGCATACATGATGAATGCACATTTAGCAGGCGGACAGTTTGTTGCACTTAAAGGAAGATTAAATGTTAAAGTAATTGGACCAGTTAACAAAGGTGACAGATTAATTGCTACTGATAATGGATGTGCTAAAGCATCATCTAGTCATGCAGACGTTTTTGGAATAGCATTAGAAAGCAACGCAAGCGAAGATGTTAAACATGTTGAATCGGTAGTTTTATAATGCCAAACATTAAAGCCAGCGACATAAACACAATCAGACAAAAAATTACTGATGTCTTAGGCACCGGCTCAACTAGTTTCGGGTATGGACAAACAGTTTTTAGTTCTCCTGTAACAGCAGGTACAATTATTCAAAAATCTCAGTGGGACGCTGTAAGATTTGATATTGTAAATTCTTATATACACCAAACAGGAAATAACCCTAGTGCAATTATTGTTAGTACTCAAGATACTGTAAATGATGATGCAAGTGGTGCATTTCAAAACTATGATTACTTTGCTGACTTATTAAGAAATAATAGATTTGATGTTGCTACAGGACAATTTACTTTAAGTTCAATTGATACAAAATCTACAAGTGCAACTTGGAGTAGTTCAGCCAATTGCACTATTACACTTGATTTTGCAACTGCTGATGACGGTCGCCACTTTTTTAATAGTGGAGGAAAAATTAGAGTAGAAGCAATACACAGTGGAGGCACTTCTGCACAAGCAAATGCTTGGACAAACATTTTAGCAACTATTGGTGAACAAGATTTTAAAGGTGATTTAGTAGCATCATTAGGTTATTATACATTAACTAATACATACCAAACATATTTTTCAAGGGCAGCAAGCACACCGTATAGTGCTAACACATACAATCTTAAAGCAAGATGTAATGTTGCAGATAACAGTGCAGGCACAGCCACACAGGTAGAAATACAAGTTAATTTAGCAGATTCATACGTAGATCCAGGTGCACCGCCTCCAGGAGACTTAGTGGACGGTACTTTAACCGTTAATGCTTACAAAATACAAGCAACAGGCACGTTACAACCAACAAACGATCCGTTTTCAGTAACTGGCCCTAGTAGCATTACTATGTCAGCAATCAGCGTATCATAATACTGCTATTATAAATACTTGTGAGGTAAAACAATGGCAGGTGTAAACCAAAAAATCAGTAAAGTCGACTATAACTCTATCCAAAGTGATGTGGATAATATTTTGGGTACAGGCTCTGTAGATTTTGGTTATGGGCAATCTGTTTTAAGTTCGCAAGTTACAGAATCTAATTCAGTTACAGTAAATGAATATGCAGCATTACGCTTTGATATTATCAACGCCTATAAACATATATACAATGCAACACCACCCGATGTTGATGCACAAACTATAGGTGCACCAATCAGATTTGATAGTGCGCCACCAGACGCTGCTCCTATCAGTTATTGGCAATCAGTAGTAACTAGCATGTCCGCTCAAAGAAAAACACTAGCGGTAAGCGGACAACGTGTTACAACAAATCATGGTACTAATAATTTTACCTCTACATGGGGTTCAAGCACTGTTCCGCAGTTAACTTGTCAAGTTGATGTTGAATGGGCAACTAGTGAACAAGCAAGATTCTTTTTTAATTCTGGTGGTAGTATACAATTTACAAGTTCAAGATCAGGAGGCGCTACCTCAGCGCAAAATACTAGTTGGACAACACTTTTAAGCACAGCAGGAACTAGAACTTTCAGTGCTACTACTCCTGGTACAGGACTTACACCTGCTGATGGACAAAATTGGTTTAGATTAAGAAACTTTGGTGATACATGGAGTTCCGTAAGTGCTTCTAGTCCTTATGCACTTAACGAATGGACCATTACATGTGAAACAAATGATTCTCCCACTGTGTCTTCTAACAATACTGGTACATCAAGAAAGTTAAAGTTTATGGTATACTGGATTGATAATCATGCTCCTATAGGAGGCAGTCCAGCAGATAATGTAGATGGAACTATAGCATTGACTGTCCAATCAGTAAAAGCATCAGGTGTTTTGGAACCAACGGGCTCAGGAAATTTTGAAATTACAACTCCTACAGTCACAATTGGAACAATCACAAACTAATTAATTTTTCCCCTAATACATATACCGATAAATAATATGCTACTATAATAAATAGGAGATATTATGCAGGAACAGTTAGATAAAGCACTTGAGTTCGCTAATTATAGGCAATCATTTGCTATTCAAAGAAAAAACCTAAAGGAAAAAGTTGATGCACAATTAACTTACGGATTTAATGGTGGTATATTTAAAATTAATAGATCACTTTTAAATTTTGTTGAAATGTTAATTAATAAATCTAGAAAAGAAAATGTTGTTCTACTTGATATGAATGACAATCCTATACTTGTTGATGATTTAACAAAATTTAGTGATGAAGTATTTGATAGATATTTTTCAGCAACCTTTACATATTTGGAAGAATACCAAAAAATTAAAAAGGCAAGATCTGTAGAAAAATTATTGGAAGTCTAATGAGCAAAGGTGTAATTATATTTGCTCATAATAATAGGCAGATAGACTATATTCGTATGAGTATTCTTGCAGCAAAACTAGCAAATAAAAATCTGCAGGTTCCTGTATCGATAGTTACTGATCCGTCTACAATTGATTGGATGAAAGAATCTAATATAAAAAAAACAGTGACTGAAACATTCGATAAAATTATTATTACACAAAGACCAAATGATACAAGTAATGTAAAAAATTATAATGATGGAAAATATAGAGTACATGCTCCATTTACTAATGGAAATAGATGCAACGTATGGGATCTTACACCGTATGACAGAACATTAATGATAGATAGTGATTACCTAACTTTAACAGATGTCTTATCTGCATATTGGGAAGTTGACAGTGATTTATTGATAAGCGGAAATTATAATGACATACAAGGGCATGAAAGAGTTGGATATCTCGATACACATATTTCTGAAACAGGAATAGAAATGCTATGGGCAACTACAGTTATGTTTACAAAAAATGAAACTACTAAAATATTTTTTGATTTAGTTTCTCATGTCAAAGAAAAATATAAAATGTATAGTGATATCTACAGGTTTAATCCAATTATTTTTAGAAATGATATTGCATTTAGTATTGCAAAACACATAATGAATGGGCATCAGAAAATAAATGAACCTAAATTGCCTGATATTTTTTCAACAGCAGACAAAGATATTTTAGTTGATGTTTCCAACAAAAAATTAAAATTCTTAGTTGCACAAAATAACAGTGATGGATATGTTGCTACAACTGTTACTAACAAAGATGTACACGTAATGAATAAGTTTAGTATTATGAGAAATTACGATAACCTAATGGAGTTAGCTCAATGACATTTGGTTACTTAATTGTTGTGAATGAAACTGAAAATACTAATTATGCAAGATTAGCATACACACTTGCATTAAGCATTAAAAATACACAAAAAGAAGGCTTTGATAAAGTTGCTTTAGTAATAAATGATAAAACAAAATTAGAAGGTTTTACATCAACTTGGGTATTTGATGAAATAATAGAATGGAATGATGCAACATATTGGGATGGTAGATCATACATGGATGAACTTTCACCGTGGGATTGTACTGTTTGTTTAGATGCCGACATGCTGTTCTTCAGAGACTATAGTCATTGGGTAGAATACTTTATAAAAAACAGCGAATTGTATATAGCAAACAAAGCCTATACATATAGAGGTGACTTGGTCACTAATGATTATTATAGAAAATGTTTTACAGCGAACGAATTACCTAATCTATATTCATTTTATACATTTTTTGTTAAAGACAGCACAATAGCAAAAGAATTCTTTAACCTGCAAAGACAAATTATAAAAAATCCTGAAATTTATGCTAATAATTTTTTGTTTAAGCATAAGCCAAAGATTATAGGTACAGATGAAGCATTTGCACTTGCATCAAAAATATTAGATATTACAGATGATATTGCATACAGTTTAGAATTTCCTAAAGTAGTACATATGAAAGGTATGGTACAGAACTGGCCATTTGGCGCAGATGATTGTTATGATCATATAGGGTTTTACCTAAACAAAAAAGGCAAATTAAAACTTGGAAATTTTGAACAAACAGATATAGTTCATTACGTAAATAAAGAAACGGTTACTCTTGAAACAGTAAACATATTGGAGGAAATAGCATGGCAGAAAAACAAATAGAACTTCCTGATTTTGATGAATGGATTGCAAATTACGAACCCGAGCCACTTGTATACAATGCAGCATTTGATCCTCAAACAGGTAGTGTGTTAAGTGTAGGTCCAGCACATACAGTAAACGAAAAAGAATTTGACAGTATTATTAGTATTGAATCAGATATCGCTGAAAAGATTATAGCAGGCGAAATAAGCATGGCCAAATGTTTTATAGATCCAGATCAAGGCGAGTTAGAAATTGTTGAAAGAAGAGATCTATATAAAATAGATGATGTGTTACACAGGATTATTGTAAAAGGTTGGTCTAAGATTAAAAAACCAGACATTTATTTAGAACATAATTCTAATACAAATGTGTTGACAGTAGAACTTAGTGAAGAATACGGTGGAACGTACAAACAAGAAAAAGACGTAGAAGTAGTCAAAAGAAAAATGTTCTGGAACGGTGAAACAGAACTTGACTTTACAATTACAGATTACAATGATCCTAATATTGTAACTGATAGTTTTAGTATAACAATAAATGACCTTATTGGTAAAAAAGTTGAGATTGATAATCTTAACATAAACAAATACTTTAGTGTTTATACTAGACGCTTATTTAAAAACTATTTGCTTGAGGAAAAATGAAACGGGTAATTGAATTTGATGTATTCTTTTTAAGTTATGATGAGCCTAATGCTGATCTTCATTACGCAGATTTATGTAATAAAGTTCCATGGGCAAAAAGAATACACGGGGTAAAAGGATCAGATCATGCACATAAAGCAGCAGCAGAACAGTCCGAAAGCGATTGGGTGCTGACTGTAGATGCAGACAATATTGTGTATCCAGAGTTTTTTGATATTGAAATAGACATGGATAACACAGAGATACAAGCATACAGTTGGTGCGGCAAGAACAATGTAAATGGATTGCGATATGGCAATGGTGGTTTAAAACTTTGGAATGTTGAACATGTGAAAAATATGAAAACACATGAAAACAGTGAAAGTGAAAGAGCGCAAGTAGACTTTTGTTGGGAAACGGGATATAGAAACTTTCCTAAAACTTACAGTGATACTATAATAAACTTTAATCCGTTTATGGCATGGCGTGCAGGCTTTCGTGAAGGCGTAAAGATGACATTGCAAGACGGACTTAAAGTTCCGCCACAGGAAATTGAAAAGCGTATATGGTGGCACAATATCCATAGATTAAGAATGTGGAGTACAGTTGGCAGCCATGTAGAAAATGGTCTTTTTGCTGTATATGGTGCAAGACTAGGAACATATCTAACAAATTGCACTGATTGGGACCATGTGCAGGTTAGAGACTTTGAATTATTACGAGAATTATATAATGAGCAATGTAAACAATACGAAGATGGGATTGGCTTAGAACAAGAAGTAAAACGTTTAGGAAGTGAATTAAGACACCAACTCGGATTTAACTATCCTGATCTAGATCCTTCAATGAGTAAGTATGTGTTAGATCTGTACGAAGAAACTATCGAGCTTGGGCAAACTTATTACAGGACTGCAAATGATCTATGATTTATTTTATGTAAGTCAAGGTAAAGCCGAACACTGGCAAGAGTTCAAGGCTAGATTTCCCAATGCACATCTAATTGAAAATATAGAGTCACTAGATCAAATCAAACAAAAAACATTAACAAGAATGTTCTGGATAGTTTGGGATGACATGGAAGTTAGAGACGACTTTAATTTTGAATATCGTGCTACAGAATGGGATTTAGATTATGTTCATGTATTTAAAAATGGCAATCACTTTAACGGTGTTACATTAATACCTAAGAATGCTCCTGCATCTAACAAAGAATTTAAGTTTAGATTTTTTATAAACAAAAAAGAAATAGATATTGTAGCAAGTGATCCTAGGCGTATAGGAAGTAGTTTCGATATAGTTTTTATTTCTTACTACGAACCGCATGCAGATAAAAATTGGCAAAGACTTAAAAGTCGCTTTCCAAGAGCAAAAAGAATTTCTAATGTAAAAGGAATACATCAAGCACACATAGAAGCAGCCAAGATAGTAGAAAGTGAAATGTTCTGGGTAGTTGATGGTGATGCCCATATTGTTGAAGAATTTAATTTTGATTATGAAGATCCAGAAATTTATACTGTCCATGTATGGCGTAGTATTAATCCTGTTAACGATCTAGAATATGGCTATGGCGGAGTAAAATTACTTCCAACTCAAATGACACTAGACATGGATCTGTCTAAGCCAGACATGACAACTAGTATAAGCAATAAATTTAAATCAGTAGATGAACTTTCTAACATTACAGCATTCAATACAGGACCTTTCGAAACTTGGAAAAGTGCATTTAGAGAGTGTGCAAAATTAAGTAGTAAAGTAATTGACAGACAAAATGAAGATGAAACAAACCAAAGATTAAAAGTTTGGACAACTCTTGCAAAAGGAGACTTTGCTGAGTATGCAATACAAGGTGCTAACGACGGCATGGAGTTTGGTCTATCAAAAGACAGCGATCTCAATCTAATTAATGACTTTGAATGGCTGCAGGAAAAATTTGATGAAAGATAAAGAAAGAATAGAAAAATTTATTCCTCTAATGGATGAGATATCGCCTACATTTTGTTTGGCTAAATGGCATCATACTACTATATATTTGGGAACAGGAGAAACACACAGTTGTTATCATCCTGCTCCTCACAAAATTCCGCTGGAGGGACTAGAAGAGAATCCTAGCCTACTGCATAATACACCCCAAAAAAAAGCCGAAAGGCAGGCTATGATAAACGGAGAGAAACCCAGCGGATGCCAATACTGCTGGAATGTTGAGTGTATGGGTAAAGACTACATAAGCGATCGTAAAGAACGTAATGCAAGTATATACACCCCTGAAAGGTTCAATGCAATTAAGCAAGAACCGATGGCAGATGTAAATCCACAATATGTAGAAGTTTCATTTGGTAATGAATGTAATTTTAAATGTGGATACTGTCACCCTAAACATTCCAGCAGTTATTACAAAGAAATAGAAAAAGAAGGTCCGTACACTATGGTTAAAAATCATAGGAATGACATAGACTGGTTTACAATACATAAAGATGAAGAAACAAATCCATATGTAAAAGCATGGTGGAAGTGGTGGCCAGAATTACGTAAGACACTTACAATTTTACGTATTACAGGAGGTGAACCTTTGCTGCAACAAAGCACCTGGCGTATGTTCGATGAACTCGAAAAAAATCCATGTCCTAATTTAGAATTAAACATTAATACTAACTTAGGTGTAAAGTCTATTCTTATTGAAAGGTTCACTGACAAAGTAAACAGTTTAGTTGAAAAAGGTTGTATTAAAGACTTTAAAATCTTTACTAGTATTGATACATGGGGACCACAAGCAGAGTATATTAGAACAGGCTTAGACTTAGAGCTATGGGAAAAGAATCTAGACATGTACATGACTAGAACTAATATGCCTTTAACATTTATGGTTACATTTAATATTTTAACTGTAACTAACTTTAGCACATTATTGCAAAAGTTTTTAGACTGGCGTATAAAATACAACAGTGATGATCAAACTAAATGGCAGCGTATTAGATTTGACACTCCGTATCTAAAAGAGCCTTTACAATATGACATGAATATACTACCTAAAGAAAAATTTATTCCTTATATGAAAAAGCATTTACAGTTTATAGCAGAAAATTTAGATGATGCTGATAGACATAAGTTTAGTATATTGGAATACGAAAAATTTAGACGTGTAGTTGATTACATGTCTTCAACAAATTACTCACCAGAGCGTGTACAAGAAGGCAGACGTGATTTTCATAATTGGTTTACAGAATATGATAAACGTAGAGCAACTAATTTTGTAAAAACTTTTCCTGAACTTGAAGAGTTTTATTTTGACTGTGCCCAGTAGGAGATTAATTTGCCGTGTGTTAACATAGATAATTTAATATACCTAAACACATACGATCCTAGCAATAGCAAAATAATTGTTATTGACCATAATGTAGGGACCGTAGCCAAAGAAGATGTAACTTACGATTTTTTCTACATACAATTTTCAAACGAACATAGTTTTCGTGTATTTGACATACAGAAAATTATTCCTACAGATGTACTCCAGCGTATAAGAAACAAAGAAATATTTTTAATCCTTGATAATGGGTTGGAACATTTTTATGAGTGTGCAAATTCCATTTACAAAGATGTAGTAATGAAGCACAATGTACCAGCAGAACAGATTATATTTCTTTCCGCAGTCCCAACAATGTATCAACATGTAAAAGCATTAGCAAAAAAATTAAACATGCCGGAAATAAAAGTAGATTGGTTTAGTTGCTTTGAAGCAAACGGTCAAGATGCTGCCTTACATAATAAATTTGAACTGCCTAATAAAAGGAAATATAAGAAAAAGTTTTTAAATTTAAATAGAAGATGGAGATTACATAGACCTTTATTAGTGACACTGCTTAAATCAAGAAATTTACTAAATGCCGGGCATGTAAGTTTTGGTCCTAGCGATGACAATCAAACCTGGGATAGTGTTTATCCTCTACTACAACACATGCATGAGAATAATAAAACTATAACTGACCTACTAGAAAAGAATAAAGACATACAAAAATTACCGCCTTTGTATTTAGACACACAAGATTTAGTTACAAATAGAGCAGAACATGAACCTAAAATTACTGACTACTATGCTGACACATATTTTAGTATAGTTAGTGAAACAACCTATTATGAGAATACACCTTTTCTAAGCGAGAAAATTTTTAAAGCAATTGGAATTGGTCACCCATTTATTATGGTTAGTGCACCAAATAGTTTACAATATTTAAAGAAACTTGGATATAGAACATATGCTCCATACATAAATGAAACTTATGATACAATACAAGATCACGGAGATAGAATGCTTGCTATTTTGGATGAGGTTGAAAGATT